GACAACACAAAAACTTTGACGCATACTCAGCTCTTGCTTACACAATGCAAGCACGCCCTAATTCTCAAGGGTTTTTTATCAGTAACGCAGGTGACCACCAAAGCGTTGTACTAAACAACCTTAGACAGCGTGCTTTAGAAAAAATTGAAAAAGATACCGAAGACGATATTAACTTTCAAGAATGGTCAGCAGCACCACACAGAAAACTAAACGACATAGAGGGCTGGAAAGAAGCAAACCCTGCACTAGGACGCACCATTGACATTTCAGCAATCAAAGCAAGAATGTCAGACCCCACAGAAGTCTTTATGACAGAGTGCCTTTCTATGTGGGTAACAACAATGAACAGCCCTTGGCCACTTGGTTCTTTCAATGCTTGTATGCAACCAAACTTACAACTCAAACCAGATAGACCAACTTGGTTAGGTTTAGAAATATCACCAGAAAGAACAAGCTGGGCATTAACAGGAACACAAGTACTAGACGATGGTTCAATAGCTGTAGGTTTAATGGAATCAGTTGAATCAGAATACGCAATAGATGATTTAGTTATTGCTGGACGTGTATCAGAGTGGGCTAAACATTACAACGCCGAAGCAATTGTTGCTAACAGGTTTAGTGGTGACTCTGTAGTAGCCAAACTAAGACAAGCTGGAATAAACGCTGAAGTCATTAAAGGAAGTGATTACTACCAGGCTTGTGATGCAACATTGTCGGCTATGACTGGTGGTAGACTTGCTCATAGTAATCAACCTGATTTAACAGCAAGCGTTAATTCTTGTATTAAAAAAGCAAACGAGTCTGGGGCTTGGTATATTATGCGACGTCAACAATCAACAGCTGCTATTTCAATGGTGCTAGCTGTATTCAAAGCCGAACAGTACGGCATACGTGGGTCAAACCAAGACATTGTAGTTGCTTAGGTGCTTGACTATTATAACGATTTGGTAAAGAATTAGAAGTTATGGGCTTCTTTCAAAATCTTTTAGGTGTAACACCTGACGACAGCGTAAACAAAGTAGATGCTGCTGTAGCCCCATACAATTACCAACAGTACGCCCAACCATTTGACTATTTTGGTTTATCCTCAATCAGTAGAGCACAAGCTATGCAAGTACCAGCAGTAGCTAGAGCCAGAAACATTATTTGTGCAACTATAGGTTCATTACCTTTAGAAGTTAGACGCGAATCAAACAACAGTAAAGTTTCAACTCCACCTTTTATACGCCAACCCGACCCCAGAATGAACGGCTCTAGTGTATACACATTCTTAGCAGAAGATTTATTATTTACAGGTCAAGGATATTTAAGAATACTTGAACTTGGCACAGACGGACGACCTTTGTCAGCTGAATGGATTTCAACTTCACGTGTTACACGAACTCTAGATGCAGAGGGTTTTAATGTTAGATACTACAGCGTTGATGGCACAGTAGTACCTCAAAATGGTTTAGGTTCTTTAATTCCGTTTACTGGTTACGATGAAGGATTACTTGTAAGAGCAGGAATAACAATACAAACAGCTTTGGCTTTAGAAAAGGCAGTTAAAAGATTTGCAGATGAACCAACACCTAACGTTGTGTTGAAATCAAACTTGCCTATGCCAGCCGAAAGAGTTACAGCCCTATTAAATTCTTGGAAAGAAGCAAGACAAACACGTGGTACAGCTTTTGTTAACGACACAATCGACTTTCAAAGCATAGGATTTAGCCCAGAACAATTAACGCTAAACCAAGCACGTCAATATATGGCTTCTGAGATTGCTAGGGCTTGTAATTTACCTGAATATTACGTAGGTGGTAATGCAGGTGGCTCAATGACTTATTCAAACGTTACAGCTGAAAGAAGAAGCCTAATAGATTTATCTTTGCGTCCTTTAATGACTTGTATTACACAAAGACTTAGCGATAACGACATAACCCCACGTGGTTCAATTGTTAAATACGATTTAGAAGAATTTTACAGTCCATCAGCAATTGAAAGAGCTGATATTTACAGCAAACTTATCCCACTAGGAGTTATGACGATTAGTGAGGCAAGAGAAAGGGAAGATTTAATAAATGAATAATTTTGTTAAATTCTCAACCGACATTATCGCAGCTAATTCATCAAAACGTGAATTAACAGGCGTTATTGTTCCTTTTGGTGAAGACAAAGTAGGTCATACAAATATGGGCGATGTTGTTTTCAAAGCAGGTTCATTAAAAATCGGTGAGGGTATAAAACTTTTTACCGAACACGATATGACCAGACCAATAGGTAAATTATCAAGATATGAAGAAGACAACGAAAAAATCGTTGGCGTATTCAAAATAGCAAGAACCAATGCCGGGGACGATGCTTTGGCTGAAGCCCAGGAAGGGCTCAGGACTGGCTTTAGTGTAGGGGCGATGATAGATGACTATGTAACCAAAGGTGAATTAGTTATTGTCAACGCAGCAACTCTAAGAGAAGTTTCACACGTCACATTCCCAGCATTTGGCGAATATGCACAAATAACCGAAGTAGCTGCAAGCGCAGATATTTCACAACCAACAGAAAGCGAGGAACTCGTGTCAAACGAAGTTACCCCAGAAGTAGTAGAGGAAGTTGCAGCAGAAGTTGCAGCCCCAGCTGTTGAAGCCCAAGAACGCAATATGCGTCCAGCAATCTTCACAGCACCAAGAAGCCCAATCAACTCAAAGGCTTCTTACTTAGAACACAACATCCGTGCAGCACTTGGAAACGAAGACAGCCGTCAATATGTAATGGCAGCTGACACAACTACCAACAACGCAGGATTTATTCCAACACCACAAACAACCGAAGTTATTAACGGAATTGCTAATGGTGAAAGAGGCGCAATTGACTCAATCTCTCGCGCAACTTTGCCACCAGCAGGTATGACTTTTGAAATTCCAAAGATTACAACTGCTCCAACTGTTGCAATCGCAGCTGAAGAAGCAACAATTTCTGAAACAGATACAGCATCATCTTTTGTTACTGTAAACGTTCGTAAATTCGCTGGACAACAAACATTCTCAGTAGAATTGTTAGACAGAAGCTCACCAGCATTCTTTGACGAATTAGTTCGCCAAATGGAATTTGCTTATGCTAAAGCAACTGATACAGCTGTAGTACAAGCTCTATTTGATGGTGGTACTGATGGTGGAAACAGAACACTTGACGCAGAAGGTCTTCTAGACTTTGTTGCCGATGGTGCAACTTCTGTTTACAGCAACTCACTTGGCTTTGCTCGTAGTTTATTAGTTTCACCTGCAGCTTGGGGTGCAATTATGGGACTTAACGACGCAGGTCGCCCAATCTACACAGCAGCAAACCCACAAAACGCTGGTGGAGCAGTAAGCCCACAATCATTACGAGGAAACGTAGCAGGACTAGACCTATACGTATCACGTAACGTTGGAACTTCAACAATTACAGATGGTTCAATGTATGTAATTAACCCAGATGCTTACACCTGGTACGAAAGCCCACGTTTGAGCCTACGCACCAACGTAATCGGTTCAGGTCAAATTGACGTTAACTATTACGGCTATGGAGCTATTGCAACAAAAATTGCAGCTGGTTCTTACAAGTTTATGGTTGCATAACCCTAAACAATTAAACGTGAGGGTGGTTCGCCCCTGTGCCACCCTCACCCTAAACGAGAGGAAATGAAATGCCAGAGTTAGTAACAGCAGCTCAGTTAAGAGCTGTACTTGGCGTTCCAAATACTCTTTATGATGACACAGCGTTAAACGCAATCATTGACACATCAGAAGACGCCATTGGTGATTTTCTTATTCAATGGAAAGTCGGAATAGATAAACACGCTTGCCCAATAGCAACCGAAACAACAATTCACACAACAAGAGAACACAAATTTTATGAAGGACAAACAGTAGCCATTTCAGGTGTTGAAGCACACGTAAACGGCAACAAAACAATTTCAGAAATAGTAGACCCATACACTTTTAAAATAACAAACGCAGCCGTACCAGTTCACAAAGAATTTTATAACATTATTCCTAATGGTATTGCAGCCGAAAACGACCTTTCACAATACAACGGAAACGCAGCTATAGAAGAAGCCGTTTTACAAATTGCTATTGACGTATTTCAATCAAGACTAGCTGCAGGTGGCACACAACAAGCCTTGGATTACACACCAGCCCCATACAGAATGGGCAGAACCCTTTTGTACAAAGTTACAGGTTTAATAAGTAAATATATTGACTCTAATAGTCAAGTAGGTTAACAATGCCTTTAAGTACACTACGCGCAGGTCTTAAAACAGCAATCACAGATAACACAAAATATTCTGCATACGACCACGTACCAGATATTATAATTCCACCAGCAGCTCTTATTTTAGCTGGTGACCCATACCTTGAACCAATTGCTATTGGTAATTCAAAGAATTGGTACGTAAGACTAACTCTTGAAATAGTCAGCACTACGTATTCAAACCCAAGCGCATTAACAAACTTGGAAGATGATAGGCAGACAAATAGCACAGATTTGCTATCTGCTGAAATCCAACTACAAACAGCCTACACAGGCTAGGAAAGGCAACAATGGCAACAACTATTTTAAGTGGTCGTCAATTAACTCTAAGTGTTAACGGAAATAGCTACTCAGAGCAAATTACTTCTTCTACTATCAACTTTGATACAGAAAGATTAACTTTTGACACCCTTGCAGGCAAAGCATACAAATACATAGACTCAAACGTTACACTTGACATTGAGTTTTTGAACGACGTAGGAGCAACACCAAACAGCTTGTACAAAGTATTATGGGACGGAACTGAAACAGCCCCAGATACTACAATTGCGTTTATTATGACATTAAGAACCGGTGTAACTTTAACTGGTTACGTATTGCCACAATATCCAAGCGTTACAGCTTCAGGTGGAGACGTACAAACTTGTTCAGTATCATTACAAGTTGTAGGTATACCAACCGAAGACCTAACAGCATAACAACAACAAACAGAACAGGGGCACACAAATGCTTAAACTTAAATTATTATGGGAACTAGAAACAGGTGAGAAGTTTGAAGAATGGACAAGACCAATCGAACTATCACTTGCAGAAAAAGAATTATATTCAGGCAAGTCAATTGTTAAAATACTTATTGACGAAAGCACACCAAGTAACACACTTCTTCTATTCTTGGCTCACAAAATTCAACAACGAATTACCAAAAAAGTCGAAAACTTTGACACTTGGAAAAGCAAAGTCACCGATATTACAGCTTCTGATTTTGAGACAGCAAATTTTACCAAGCCCGAAGCGTCGGGCGAATAGCAGTAGAACTAGCAATAGCAACTGGGATAACACCAGACTATTGGCTCAATGCCGAACCCGAAATATGGGCAACGGCTATAGACATATTGAACGAGCAAGCTAATGGCTAAAGCAATTAGATTAGTTCCGGTTGACAAAGATTATCGAGCCTTGTTACGTACATTTAGTAAAATGGACGATGGCGCAAAAAATGATATGAAAAAAATAGCTAGTGATTTAGCAGAACGAGGTGCAAGATATGCACAAGGCGCAGCTTCATCAGCACCTTTTAATAATCGTCAGGCGATAGCTGTAGCACAATCTATAAGAATATCTAAATCAGACAAAGCCCCAAGTTTTAGTATTGGTGGTAGGCAAAAAGTTGGCTCTAGTGCTTTTAGTGCTGGTTATGTGATAATGGGTAATGAGTTTGGTTCTAAGCAATATAAACAGTTTCCTAAACGCTCTGGTCAAAGTGGCAAACAGGGTTGGTGGTTGTTTAAGGCTATGGCTAGATTTCAACCAGTTATTGCCCAGGAATGGTTACGAGGTTATGAAAAGATTACAAGTAGTTGGAAAAGTAGGGCTATTTAATGGCTGATATTAGGACACTTAAATTAGCGTTACTTGCTGACACTAAAGACTTTATTAAAGGACTTGATAAAGCCGATAAAGAAAGTAGAAGTTTTAGCGACAAACTTGGCACAGCATTAAAAGCTGGTGCTTTGGCTTTTGCAGCCCTTGGCGCTGCAGCTGGGGCTATGGCAATAAAAATAGGAAAAGACGCTATTGGTGCAGCCTCAGACTTTTCAGAAGAAATATCAAAAGCAAGAGTCATATTTGGTGACGCTTCTAAAGACATTGAAGACTTTGCTAAAACAGCTGCAGATTCATTAGGACAATCAAGAAAACAAGCAGTTAATGCTGCATCAACTTTTGCAACACTTGGTAAAGCAGCAGGTTTAACAGGAAAAGATTTATCTAAATTTTCTATAGGCTTTGTAAAACTAGCATCAGACCTAGCCTCATTTAATAACACATCACCAGAAGACGCTATACAAGCAATCGGTGCCGCCTTACGAGGCGAAGCCGAACCTATTAGACGCTACGGAATTTTACTTAACGATGCAACACTTAAAAACGAAGCTTTGGCATTAGGTTTAATTAAAACAACTAAAGACGCATTGTCACCTGCTAATAAAGTACTTGCAGCTCAAGCAGCCATTTATAAACAAACTTCAGATGCTCAAGGCGATTTTGCTAGAACTTCAGATGGCTTAGCAAACAGTCAAAGACAATTAGCAGCAAATATTGAAGATGTTAAAATAACTTTAGGTGAAGCCTTGTTACCAGTTGCATTGAGATTTTCTAATTTTATCAAAGAAAACTTAGTACCTGCAATTAAAGGATTAGTAAACGGATTAACAGGGCAAGATAGAAAAGCTGCAGTACCAGCCTTTTTAACTTTTGGTAAAGTTGTTGAAGATGCAGAAACAGCAGGTTATGATTTAGGAGCTGCTTTACGCGAACTTGGTTCTGGTCTTGGTAGTCTTGCTGGAACGTTTGATAGTTCAACAGGTGAAGATTCAGGTTTTGTAAGATTTGTTAACTTATTAACTTCTATGGTTAATGGTTTAGATAGTTTGTTTGCTAAACTTGATGCTGCAGTTCAAAAATTTAGAGATTTCAAAACAGCGTTTGACAATTCACTTATAGGACAATTTGCAAGTGCAACAGGACAATTTGCACCAGATGCCCCATTATCAGGTAAAGTACAAGGTTTAGTAGGAATTAACACCCAAAAGCCAACAGTTGTAATTAACAACAATGTCAGAGGTGCAATCGACCCACAAGGCACAGCTAGAACAATTACTAAAGTGCAAAACACAGCACTTAAAACAACAGGTATAAAACCTTTCAACTTCGGCTTTAGATAAACCTATGACAGTTTATTCACCAACTTATCGGGTTACTATTGCAGGTGTTGTACAAACTAATGACATTTTGTCAGGTGGCACAATCACTTATGGTCGTAATGATTTCTTTGAAGCAACACAACCAAGTTACTGCAATATAGAATTATTAAACCTTGATGGTGCAAGCCCAGTAGTTGAACTATTAGACGTTGTAATTATTGAAGTTACTAACTCAGCAGGTGCTTTTGTTAAGTTGTTTACAGGTGAAGTTTCAGGTGTATACAACAGGTTTGAGGGTGCAGGCGCAGCCGGTAAACCTAATACATTACAAATACAAGCAATAGGTGCACTTGGGTTACTTGTTAAAAGAACTGCCGGTGCTGTTAGTTATCCAGAAGAATTAGACGGCGCACGTATTCAACGTATCCTGCAAGAAACTTTGTTTATTGCTTGGGAAGATTTAAGTAACACACAAACTTGGAACGACTTTACTACAGAGACTTGGGATAGTTACGGCATACAAGGCATAGACACAATTGATGCTGGACGTTACGAAGTACTAGCTAGACCTGCTCAAATAGAACAGGCTTATAACCTTACAGATTTAACCCAACAATCAGGCTTAGGTTACTTGTATGACACTACAGATTTTGAAATAGGTTACGCTGACGCTGAAAGAAGAATAACTAACTATTCAGATAACTTAATAGAACTAGACGCTAACTTGGCTAATGCTGATATACAAACAAGATTACAAACAGCCGACATTGTCAATAGCGTTGTAATTCAATACGATGACCCTTTTGCTGAAGTTGCAGCACAAAACGATACGTCAATAAATGATTATGGTTTGTTACAAGAAATTAGAAATACAATATTAGCTGAGCAAGCTGACGCTGAAGAACAAGCTGTAAACTTTGTTAACTTTCGTGGAACACCTAGAACGTCACTTGAAGCCGTTTCAGTAAACCTAGCCAATGATGCTATGACCAATACTGTTCGTGATGACCTATTAGCTGTATCTATGGACACTTTGCTATACGTGGACAATATTCCAGTAGGTCTTATATCTTCCGGATTCTTTGAGGGCTTTGTTGAGGGCTGGACTTGGTCACTTGGTAGACGAAACATTGAACTTACTATGTCTGTTTCTAACTCAATTTACTCAACTCTTGATGTACAATGGGAAGACTACAACCCATTAACCCAATGGCAGAATTTAGACAATACAACTATGTGGCTTGACGTTATTTAAGAAAAGGAT